TTCTTGTATCACATCTTAGAAGAGTTGATGGTAACAAAGGACACGAGAATGGAGTAGAGGTTAGCCTCTCACATCTTCGTGGCTCTAATAGTATCGGTCAGTTATCAGATTGTGTGATTGCTTTAGAACGTAATCAACAAGCAGATGATCCCGATGAAGCTAGGACTACAAGACTTCGTGTACTTAAATCAAGATACACTGGTGATGTAGGTCTGGCGGCTAGGGTTATCTATGACGGTGAGACCGGTAGATTATCTGAACTAACAAACGATGATATAGAGTTTAATAACTCTACCTCGGAGGCTTTTTAATATGGACTTAGTATTTGATATAGAAACTGATGGACTAGAAGCCACTAAAGTTTGGTGTCTTGTTGCTCAAGATGCAGAAACAAAAGAGGTGTATAAATTTACTCCAGATAATTTAGATGAAGGGTATAAGTTTTTAACTACAGCCACTCGTCTGATTGGACATAACATCATAGGGTTTGACATACCTTTAGTAGAAAAGTTTGGAGGAGTAGACCTTAGTGCTATAGAAGTTATTGATACGCTAGTTTTATCTCGACTGTTCAATCCTACTAGGGATGGTGGTCATAGCCTATCAACTTGGGGCTACAAACTTGGATACCCTAAGATTGAGTTCGAGGACTACTACAATTATTCAGAAGAGATGATGAACTATTGTGTAAGAGATGTAGAATTAAATACCAAAGTCTTAGAAGAACTTAGAAAAGAATCTAGAGGCTTTGAGAAAGATTGTATATCCATTGAGCAGGGAGTTGCTAAGATTATGAAGCAACAAGAAGCTGATGGGTTTGAGTTTGATATGCCATTAGCTCTTGGCTTGTTGGCAGAACTCAGAGAAAAGAAACAACTGATTGAATCAGAGGTACACGAAACGTTTAAACCTAAGTGGGTAGACACAAAACAAGTCACACCCTACATAAAGAAAGATGGCAATCTATCTAAGCGTGGTATGACTGACGAAGAATATCAACGTTGTTTAGATACAGATAACTACAATCCTTTTATGAGACAAACTTTACAAGAGTTTAATCTTGGTTCTCGTAAACAGATTGGAGAATATCTTATTGACTTTGGTTGGAAGCCCGATAGGTTTACACCTACTGGACAACCTATTGTTGATGAGAAAACTTTATCCAAGATCACACACATCCATGAAGCTAAACTTATTGCAGACTTTTTATTGTTGCAAAAGCGTATAGCTCAGATTGATTCATGGGTTGAAGCTGTTAAGGATGATGGTAGAGTACATGGATTTGTTATTCCTAACGGTACGATAACAGGTAGGATGGCTCATAGAAATCCTAACGTTGCTCAAGTACCTTCACATGGTAGCCCATATGGTAAAGAATGCAGGTCTTGTTGGATTGTTAAGGACGGATACAAACTTGTAGGTGTAGATGCAAGTGGATTAGAGCTACGTATGTTAGCACATTATATGGACGATAAGGAGTATGTAAATGAAATTATTAACGGAGACATTCACACAGCTAACCAAAACTTTGCTGGTCTTAAATCAAGAGATCAGGCAAAAACTTTCATCTACGCCCTCGTTTACGGTGCCGGAGATGAGAAGATTGGAAGCATCATTAAAGGAAGCAGAACAGCAGGTAAACAGTTGCGAGAACGCTTTCTTAGTAGTCTACCAGCATACCGAACTCTTAAGGAGAGAGTTGACAGAGCAGCTACAAAAACGTTCCTCAAGGGGATAGACGGTAGGAAGCTTTACATTAGAAACAAACATGCTGCATTAAATACCTTGCTTCAAGGAGCAGGTGCTATCTTAATGAAGAAAGCATTAATTATGTTAGATGATATATTAAAACTTAATACCATTGACTATAGGTTTGTTGCTAATATACATGATGAGTGGCAGATCGAAGTCAAAGAATCACAGGCTGATTTTGTTGGAGAGATGGCAGTCAAATGTATTATAGAAGCAGGTGAACATTTTAATCTACGTTGTCCTATGGATGGCGAATATAAAGTAGGGGGTAACTGGAGTGAAACACATTAACCAACCAGAGCTATTTAAATCTTCTCAAAATGAACCAAACGATAAATCAAAAACGCAACGTTGCTCTACCTGTAAAAAATATAAACCGTTTAACATGTTTGCTTTTAGAGAACCAACAGTTGCTAAGTCTTTAAGATCAGAGTGTAGAAAATGTAAAAATATTAGCGACAGATTGGTATCTCAATTAAAATTAGAAAATCCTAAACCAGTAGATAAAAATTATAAATGTCCTTGCTGTGGTATAAAAGAAAAAAAACTTAAGTCTTATGGTAGATGGTCAGACAGATCAGTTTGGGTACTAGACCACAATCATTTAACAAATAATTTCAGAGCTTGGATTTGTAATGGTTGCAACATTGGACTTGGTAGATTCAACGATGATATAAAAAAATTAAACAACGCTATAAAATATTTAAAAAACTATGACAAATAAAACAAAAACTATTGACACAACCGATCAAGATGTATATAATAAACTGTCGGCTAAGAAAAAAACAGCCGAGTCAGGACATTGGTATACTCAGACAGGTGAACCAATGTATACTGTTATCGGAGCTAACGGTAAAGAACGTAACACTACTCTTCGAGATGCTAAGAAAGATAACTTAGTACCCTCAGTTACTACCGTGTTAGGTATGATAGCTAAACCTGCATTAGAAAACTGGAAGATCAATCAAGCATTAAACTCTGCACTTACTCTAGAGAAAGAAGAAGATGAATCTCTTTCTGAGTTTGCTTACAGATGTAAACAAGATTCTAAAAGGATAGGACAGGAAGCCGCAGAACAAGGTACTAAAATACATGCTATGATTGAGCAGGGATTTGAAGGTGGTGAAACAAACAAACCTTATGACGCTGTTAGAGCTTTCTTAGATAAAGAATTTCCTAACGAGCATTGGATAGCAGAAGATTCTTTTTGTGCTGACATAGGTTATGGTGGTAAGATAGATTTATATTCTACTACCGGTATCTTTGTAGACTTTAAAACTAAAGATAATTTAGAAGGTAAAGACCCTGCTTCATTAGTATACGATGAGCATGGTATGCAGTTGTCTGCTTATGCACAGGGTTGTGGTTACACTGACGTTGAACGTGTCTCCATCTTTGTAGATAGGAAACAACATGATCTTATTTCATGTCACATCTGGGATAGAGACTCACAAACAAAACACACAGAAATGTTTAACAGCATTTTAAACTATTGGAAATTAGTAAAGAACTATGAATCAAAAAAAATCTAAACAGTTAAGACGTAAAGCAGAAGACCTACTTATTGAATGGTTAAGAACAATGGTTCCGGATGGAGAAGATACATCTAAGATTAATAAAAAAAATATCTCAGAGTTTCTTCCTGAACAGACTCACATCTTTGCTAACAATAAGTTTCTTCTAAGTGCATATAGTTTACGCTGGTTTTATAAACAGGTCAAACGAAATCCCAACCTAACGTTGGAGGACATCAATGTCTAGAAGAGTACCAAGAAAACCACGACCAAAGAAAACTAATGTACCAAAAGGGTATGACAGTTTATGGGAGTATGACATTCACCAAACCATCTTACAAGATTGGAAACATCATTGGAACAAGGTAGAATATGTCATACACCATAAGTATGAGCCAGACTTTGTAAAGAAGATAGGTGGTAAAACAATACTACTCGAAGCGAAAGGCAGGTTCTGGGATCACGCTGAGTACAGTAAGTACATACACATCAGAGAAGCACTTAACAAAAGTTACACCGAGTTAGTGTTTCTATTCCAAAAACCTTTTGCCCCTATGCCGGGAGCTAAGATAAGAAAAGACGGAACAAAAAGAACACACGCTGAATGGGCAGACAAAAATAATTTTACATGGTACAGTGAAGATACTTTACCTGACGACTGGAGAAACAATGAACTATAAATTTAATGAAGATCAATTAATACAAGAGCTACAAGCTTACATTGATGGTACATATGGTGAGCACTATGCTTCAGATAAGTATCAAGCCACCGATGTTATCATTGACTCAGGACATGGTATGGGTTTTTGTATAGGTAATATTATAAAGTATGCTAAACGGTATGGAAATAAAGACGGACATAACAAAAAAGACTTGCTAAAGATACTGCATTATGGTATAATAATGCTTGATATACACGATGATAGAGACAAGTTTTTTAAAACAGGAGAGAGTAAGTGGTAGAAGATAAAGTAGGTATCAAAGAATACCTAGGGATAAAAATTAATTACAGTAACGAAACAAATTTAGATAAGTTTAGTCTTGATACACTCAAGGATAGATACTTCTGGGAGAAAGAAACACATGCACAAGAAGCGTTCGCAAGAGCCTCCATCTTCGGAGCAACCTACAAAGGGGTCACAGATTTTGAATTGGCTCAACGGCTTTACCACTACAGCTCCTCTTGTTGGTTCATGTTTAGCACTCCTATACTTAGTAACGGGGGAACAAGTCGTGGGCTTCCTATTAGCTGCTTCCTCAATTATGTTCCTGACAGTAGGGGTGGTCTATCAGATCATTTTGATGAGAACATATGGTTGGCAAGTTCAGGTGGAGGTATTGGTGGATATTGGGGAGACATTAGGAGTAACGGTATACCTACTGCTCACGGCAGTAAGTCTACTGGTTCTATTCCTTTCATGCATGTAGTTGATTCTCAGATGTTAGCCTTTAACCAAGGTACCACAAGACGTGGTTCTTATGCGGCTTACATGGACATCAGCCATCCGGAGATAGAAGAGTTTATTAACATGCGTAAAGAATCTGGTGGAGATATTAACCGTAAGAATCTTAACCTTCACAACGGCATAAATCTTACCAATGATTTTCTTAAGGCTGTAGAAGAAGACGCAGACTTTAGATTGGTTGACCCTAAGAGCCATGAAGCTGTTAAGGTTGTGAATGCTAGAGACTTATGGTGGCAGATCATTAATGCTAGAGCAGAGACAGGTGAGCCTTACATGATTAACATTGATAGATGTAATGATGCTTTACCTAAAGAACAGAAAGCTTTAGGATTAAATATTAAACAGAGTAACTTATGTTCTGAGATAACCCTAGCTACCAACGAAGAACGAACAGCAGTATGTTGTTTGTCTAGTGTAAACTTAGAATACTTCGATGAGTGGTCAGAAAATCCTATGTTCATTGATGATTTAATAACCATGTTAGACAAC